TATTTTATGTCTACTTCGTAAAGGTGGTCTTGTTGTTATGCATTTTTTCTATGTCAGGAGTTTTCAAAAATTCATAAAGCTTTTTCTTAAAAACTCTTGACTTTAATTAGCTGGTCTTTCATCATCAATATTATCAGAGGATGCATTTATCCATCCGACAATCTGTGCACAGTATTGTCGATTCCCTTTCATGTAGTTAGTATCGTTAAACTGAATTTATCTTTGAGATGTTTACCTACAGGAATCCTTTACTTCTCTTCAGTGTATCTTTCTTGCTGCAAAAATTCCTTTGCCTCGCTAAGGCGTAAATCCCAATATTTTTGCAAAAGGTAAATGATTTTCTCATCTTCAACTTTGGCTTCCTTCAGAGCCGCAGTTGCCTTTTCAATCCCAATGACTCTTTCTTCAAAGGCAGCTTCATCTAGCCTTGCATTGCTATCTTCTCTTATTCGTTCCAACAGTTCACTTCCAAATCCCGAAAGGGAATCTCTAATAGAACGTGCCACATCTATTCCTCCTCTTAACTCTAATTTATTGCACTATTGATAGACAAATTGGAATTTGTCAGTTACTTGTATTCACCCGGAACAGGAATATTAAATCTCTCGCACAATAGTTTTACATCATGTATATCATTTTCATCATGCTCATATCCCAGATGAAATAATACTTGATTTTCAGCATCAATACATCTAACCATTTTATCGCCTATTTTCCCAATACCACTAAACACTTTTGGGGGATATGCTTCTCCTTCAAAAACAATGTATCCTTGTTCGTTGAATTTAAATATATGAAGATCAATTATCCTACCTTTAGTATCCTTCCAAACTGTGTGAGATGTGGTGGTATATGCTTCTGTAACTTCAGCAAAGCCTTTTTCTTTTATAATTTCAATAAACTTTTTACTATTACTTTCTTCCACAAATAAATCAATATCATTGTGTACTCTTGTTTCTTCTTCTAATAATGCATCTACCCCCCAACCACCATCAATCCATATGTTAATTCCACTTTCTTCAGCGTATGTTATTATCTCAATAGCATCTGTTTTGCTTACCATGCAATCCCTCCGTTCAAATTCCTATCTAATTTCATAAAATCCTGAAAAGTAGCCATGCTAAATTCCTCCCAAGTAATACTGTTAATTCATTTAATCTCACTTAATAGCGCCTTTTCATATCCTCTTCGTAGGCAGCTAAAATTCGCTGGTACTCTTTTGGATCATCATTCTCACAATCTAGTTTAATTACTCGGTCGGAAATAGGTTCTAAAGAATCTGGGTTGTACCAAGGTTCCTTTATTGTAAGATATATGATCTTTTTGGTTTTTTGACGTTCAGCCATTTCTTTTAACATCTGAATCTCTTTTTCATTTTTTGTTACACTTTGAATTGGCCATATAATCATAAAGTCAAATGCATAATCATCGTATTTTTCACTATTGCTTTTAGTGGTTAAATTATCAAAGAAAATTGTAAGATTTGATAACTTCATTCCTTGTCCATATTTTTTCGGTACGTTAACTTTATAGAGTTCGGCCCAACGGAAGAAGCTCTCCATTCCATCTTTTGTTGTATGAATTAAATTAATCAGCCCTTTCAAGTTTCCATGAGCATTCAAGGCCTTAAGAAGAGCCTGATGTTTTTCCTTGTCAGCAATACCTCTTAGCAATAATGTTTTTTCTGTTTCATTGCTTAAAAAATCAATAATCTGATCATATGCATTCTTTACATCGGACATATTTTATCCTCCACTTCACTAAATAGGCTCAAACAAACTAAATTTCGAACTCTTCCGTATAGCTAATCGTTGGTCCTATACCGGTTCTATCAACATATTTTCCTTTTAAATTCTCATACTCTAATCCTGCTTTAAGCAAAAATTCTTCGTTTTGAACTGAGGGAATTGCAAGAGTAATATCTACTTTATACTTTCCTTTATCGAAGCCAATACCTTTCTTTCCAAGTTTACCAAAATCAAATATTCCATTTTCCACTAATGATTTATTCTGTGCTAATAGTAAGCCTTTAGAATTTCTCAAAGATATCATTAATGATGCTTTATCAAAAAGATTAGTCGTTCCTCTTATATTCAATGTATTGTCGATGTTTTGAGAAATATCAAGATTAAAGGTAACATCCAAACCATCCGGGTTTAGTGGTATTGTTTGTTTATACTGATATTCTTGTCTTTTTATTTTTTCGGGATCAATTTTATTGTACTCGTCCTCTGAAAGATTAATGGTTTTTTTCCAATACATAGCTTGTTCCTTTATTCTATTAAAATGCAACTTAGCATCTCTAAAACAATTTGAAATCAGGTATCTTTTAGTATGTGAATTTAATTCTTCCTTTTTCACCCACAAGACTATGTTATCCAAATGTAACGCCACTTCTTGAAAACTGTTCAAGTATTTGTCAAACTCATTATTTCTCGAGTGGCCATAATCACCAAACTTTAGAAATAACTTAGTGATATCTCCTGCATTATCAATAGCATACTCTTCTAAGTCCTTCATATTTCCACTCTCAAAGGCATTTAACATAAACTTATAGTGAGGTTCAAATTTTTCAAATGTTTTCATATTTTGAGTATAAAGAATTTTATCATCTGTAAAGGAATATTCATCATAATAATCTGCCAGTGTACTGTAGGACTTTTCAAAGCGCCAAATATACCCTAATTCATCCATATCTCCAATAAGATGTGGCTTGCATCTAGGGTCTAAGGATTCTCTAATCCATTGCCCTCTTATCATCCAGTTTCGCATAATATAATCGTCGCCATTTTTTGCAATATACACCCAAACAACATCGTTTGCACTTTTATATTGATCAATAATCTGAATTCCAATATTTTTTATTTCTTCAATGCGCAAAACTTTATTTAATACTGCTACTATAGAACAGCGTCTAGCACCTGAATTAGACATGTCTTTTACTTCAAGAATGCTATATGTACCCTCCAGATCAAAATCTACTTTTTTATATTTTTCCTTCAAATAATCAGCAACCGACGGTAACTCAGGATATATTGTTGTCTCATTAATATTATACTTTTCATCCAGCTCTTTTTTTACTGCTTGTTTATGTTCAAAAGGAATCCTTATAACCATTGTTGGTTCAATTGAATTAAGAGGTAATACAGTTTTTTTTATCTCTCTACCTATTATTTCATTACCACAGATTGCAAAAGTCCCTTTCTGGCAGAATAGTCTTTCGTTTGATTTTTGAAGTTCTACGGAGTGCTTTATAAATGCTCCTTTTGAAGCAAATTCTAATATTTCATCTTCTGTTATATTTTCTGAATAGCGTTCTATATAGGAACTTTTTATCACATCAATTTTAAGTGATTTTAATGTTGCAAGATGTGACAACAGCTTAACTCTCTTATCATTTAAGGAATGCTCTGGTTGAACAAATACATATACGTTCCCATGTGATTTACAGTCCACTTTTTGGACAGCGAAAAAGAGTGCTATTAAAGGATCAATTGTCAAATCTACTAGTCTCGTTGGAATTCCATAATGTTGCATTTTCGATAAGCACTCAATTGGAGAAGTTAAGCCATCAAACTCCATAGTTCTCATTTTTATAGCTTCCGTGTAGATAGAGCTTTCATTCATTGTATAACCTACATCTCTGGAAACACTCGATGTGATATTTTTATATTTTTCTGACTGTCCTCTATAAAATACATTATTATAAATATCGTAGCGCGATAGCTTTTTTAAATAATCTTCAACAGTATTAGCTTGCTCCATTTAATCATTCACCCCTATCCAGACTTATAATATTAATAGTTCTTCACTACCTTTTATAACTGTTACTTTAGACTTTTTTATACTTCTGTTGATTTGAAGAAGTCTTTTCAATAGCCTTTATATTGCCCTTCATTTTGCTAACTCGGTTAAGAAATAAAGTTCCAAGCAGAAGCCGATCCTTTCTTGGTATCCTGTTCCATATATAGCCCTTGAACAAATCTTTAACAAGAAAGACCTCACCTTCATTCAAATTTTCTGTTTCTCTAATAGCTTCTTCTAATAGCTCGTTAACATCAATCACGTTGTTCTCTCCTTACCAATAACAATATTGACAACATTGTTGATAAGATTATATACATATTACCAACTTTAGTCAATTACAAAATAAAATCATCAATCAAGAAAATGTCTCTCCTGATTGACGATTTGGCCATCCAAGCATATATTTATGAATCTACTTCAATACCTGATTTGAATTCAATGGTCAGCTTTTCATCAAATACCGTAACTTTTTCAATTAGCCGCCTTACTAATTGCTCATCATACTCCTCTAACTCGCAGGATTGCTCATTCAAGAAATCACTCATTTCAGCGATTCGTTGCCTTTTCCCTTCTCGATCTGCATTCTCTACAAGTGCATTTTGCTTTAACTCCCGAAGTCGATATATTTCATCAGCCACATCTTCATAGTCATTTTTTGATTTTGCTTGTATAAGGAGCTGTTGTTGTAACTCTTCCAGTTTTCTATCAATATCATCGGTGGTATTATCATTTTCTTCATTGAGGACGGTAGCTATGTTTTTCTGTAACGTTGAGAGGAAGGGCTCTTTGTTAGTCAAAAGTTCGTTAATAGCCTTAACCACTGCTGCCTGTAATGTTTCCTCATTTATGGTAGGTGCCGTACATTCAGAGCCTTTTTCCTCTAAACGACTAACACATCTCCAAACAATAGACTTGTAACCTCGGTTATTCCAATGTACTCGTCGGTAAATATCACCGCATTGCCCACAGTAAACAATACTTGATAAAGCATACTTACTACTATAGACTCTCTTTTTACCACCTTTACCTCCTCGGATATTCGCTCTTCGAACCATCTCTTCTTGAACCTGCATAAAAAGCTCGCGTGGAATAATAGGCTCATGGCTGTTTTCTACATAATACTGGGGAACGATTCCGTTATTCTTGACTCGCTTTTTAGAAAGGAAATCAACCGTATATGTTTTTTGTAGAAGGGCATCACCGATGTACTTTTCATTCTGCAGTATCTTTTTCAGTGTTTCTGGTCTCCATTTGGATTTGCCTGCCGCTGTTAGAATACCGTCTGCTTCTAGTCCTCTTGCTATCTGTAAAAGGCTGGCACCCTCAAGGTACTCCCTGTAAATCCGTTTAACAACCTCAGCACCCTCTGGGTCAATCACCAATTGCTTATTTTCATCTTTGGTGTATCCAAGGAAACGCTTGTGGTTGACCTGAACTTCACCTTGCTGATAGCGATACTGAATACCCAGCTTAACGTTTTGGCTTAAGGACTGGCTTTCCTGTTGGGCAAGGGATGCCATAATGGTCAGCAGGACTTCACCCTTAGAATCCATGGTGTTTATATTCTCTTTTTCAAAGAACACAGCGATGTTTTTATCCTTTAACTGACGGATGTATTTAAGGCAGTCCAACGTGTTTCTGGCAAATCGGCTTATGGATTTTGTGATGATCATGTCAATATTGCCTGCCATGCACTCTTCAATCATGCGGTTGAATTCATCACGCTTTTTGGTATTTGTACCTGTGATACCGTCATCCGCAAAAATCCCTGCCAATTCCCATTCCTTGTTCTTCTTAATATAATTTGTATAATGCTCAATCTGAATGTCATAGCTCGAAGCCTGCTCCTCACTATCCGTTGAAACACGGCAGTAAGCAGCCACTCGAATTTTGGGTTTGCTTTCACTATTTTTATTATTTCCGACTCGTTTAATTGCTGGAATCACTGTTACATTCCTACTTACCGCCACTGGTTACACCTCACTTTCTATCAAACTGTAAGCATATTCTGCTTGCTTGTATGGGTCTTCATATTTTTGCACCAGAGGCTTTGCTTTGAACTTTACAGGATAATCCGTTTTTGGTTCATCTTTAGGCTCCCATATCCTTCCTAGCTTTTCTGCTCGTTTTCGTCTTTCTACTCTGGCTTTTTCAAAGGTCTCCTCATCAATAATTGGAGGGTAGAATTCATCGCCAAGGTAGTGCTTATTCTGCAACATCTTACTTACTGTGGCATGGTAGCAGTCTATCCCAGCTTTTTTAGCAGCACCCTTCAAAGAAAGTCCTGCCAAGTATCCTGAAAATAATTCTTTTACCCGCTCCGATGCTATTTCATCCACAACAGCCTTACCGTTTTCAATTCTATATCCATAGGGTATGTGACCCATCTAATTCACCAACCTTTCCTTCAATGTGATTCCGCATTTTAATTCAAATCCAACTATCTCTCGTGAATAAACAATAATCTTCTCTGCGTAATTTTCAAACAGCTCATCCTCATAGGTTTTGAGCATTTTGGACTTAGTGGTAAACTTAAGCAGACGGTCAACCTCGTCTACTTTTGCAAAATTGCCATTGATGGAACGAGTAAGTTGATCCTTTTCAGCAAGAAGTCTTTCTCTTTCTGCTTCCAGTGAAATCTTTTCTTTATTAAACAGAGCAGGTTCCAGATATCCTTTGGCCAGTAAACCTGTCAGCATCTGGCTCTGCTCCATGTTGTTTTCAATCTTAGTTTCCAACTCTTCAATTCTGAGAAAACTCGCTGCACTATTCTGGTTACGTAACCCATCCAAAAGTGGTCTTAATATGAACTTCTGACCGAAAATGAGTTTATTCATCATCGTAACAAATGCCGTCTTTATATCATCATCTCGAATGAACTGCATAGAACATTCCGTTATCTGGCTTATATGCTTGCTACAGCACCAAGCAATGTATTTTCTTGTTCCAGACGAATGAATCCGTCTTTTAAAGGTACTGCCACATTCCGAGCAGATAATTTTGCTGGAGAAAGAATATCGGTTTTGATATTTGCTATTGCGCTTTTCGATGCCTTTTTCCTTTGCTCTCTGAGTGAGAATGGCATCCACAGCTTCAAAATCTTCATGGCTGATAATTGCCTCATGGTGGTTTTCTACTAGATACATATTTTTCTCACCATAATTGGTGTGCCTGTTAAAATGGCGGTCAGTATAGGTCTTTTGCAAAATAACATCGCCAGTATATTTTTCATTGGTCAGAATCCCTCGAATGGTAGTAGCCGTCCAACGACCACCTCTTTTTGATGGAATACCCTTTTGATTAAGATCATCTGCAATTTTCTGTGTACCTTTTCCCGATAATACCTCTGCAAAAATATACTTCACAACTTCAGCCTGCTTAGGGTTTATCACCATTTGACCATCAATGTTGTCATAACCATATGGTGGATATGAAATCTTAAAAGTTCCGTTCTGAAATCGTCTTTGAATTGCCCACTTAGTATTTTCCGAAATGGAAATTGACTCACTTTCTGCAAGCCCGCTTAATATAGAAAGCATCAACTCACTTTCCATTGACCCCGTATTGATGTTTTCCTTCTCAAAATAGATATGAACCCCAAGGTCAATCAGTTTGCGAACCATCTCCAAGCAGTCTGTAGTATTTCTCGCAAATCGGCTGATGGACTTTGTAATAATTAAGTCAATCTTCCCAGTTTCACAGTCTGATAACATTTTAAGAAGACCAGAGCGATTTTCCTTTTTCGTACCGCTGATTCCCTCGTCATAATATAAGCCTGCATATTCCCATTCTGGATTTGCCTTTATGTAGGACTCATAATGAGCCTTTTGTGCTTGCAAGCTGACTAGCTGTTCATTACTATCTGTTGAAACTCGGCAGTAGGCAACCACTCGTGTTTTTGGCTTAAGAAAAGAGTTGGCTAGATTTCCTTCTATTTTTGTTATCTTTTTCATCCTCTCACCTCCTTCTTGGTAGGTCACATATTACCTCTGAAACCCTTATATATCAACGATTTCAGGGCATTATTTCTGCTAAAAAGGGGGAGAAAGTTTGGCGGTTTAATGCGTCTATCTTGTTGAATTCTACTTCAGTTATTAAACCTTTTTGGAGCATCTTTCTAAGTAATTTCTCTGCTTGAATATAATCAAACTCACGCTGTAGTTGCTCCTGTGACATTTTCTTTAATTCGATGCCTTTGTCTATAATCTCATCCGAGATCTTCATAACTTTTTTATCCTCATGCTGATTCATGTAGAATCACCTCCTACCTAATAGCCGCGGGAACAGGTCGAAGTTGAGGATTTGTAAAAATAAAATAAAATAAAATCAGAGCATAAAAAAAGAGCCTGCAAGGGAATAACCCCCACAGGCTAGATAAATTAATAGTTTAATATTTTATTTGAGAGACTTTGTGAAAATCAAGCAACACCGTTTTTAACTCGCCCTTTTGATTAATCATACTTAATAAATGCATCCGTAAAGCCTGCCTTTTTAGCTTTGGCAAGCTGTGCCTCAGCATTTGCTTTGACAGTGTATGCACCAATCTGCACACGGTAATATTTCTTTTTCACTGGCTCTGCTGATTTTTCTTCTTCGTTTAGAAGTTTCTTAACGTCTGCTCTA